GCCTGCATTAATTCTTCTGGTGTTCTTGCTCTTTGTGCCATAAACTCTGCACGTTCAACAGCGCCCATACCACGAAGCTTTTGCATTTCTTCTTGTTGCTGTTGCTGTTGTCTTCGCAATCCCGGAGCTTGACCGATACCACGCGCAGCAGTAAACAAACCCTCCTGATAAGAAGGCTGCAACAGACCTTGTAAAAATGCTTGTGAAAACTTAGCCATGATTAACCTCGTTAGTCAAATATACCGCCAATACCGCGAATAATGTTTCCAAGTCCGTCGGTTAATCCACCAAACAAACCGCCTAGATCGCCTAAACCGCCGGGATCAATAACAGTACCAGACTTAGTAACTTGCGGTGTAAACATACCAGCAAGGATGTTAGACCCGATACCGCCTAGCAAGTTAGCACGTGCTTGCTCAGCCAACAGTCTAGACTCCAGACCAGACATTGCAGTCTCGCCAAACAGACCTGTACCGTACAACTGAGCTTGTTGCTGTAGCTCTGCCATGCGCTGTGCTGGCTGTGTTGCTGCCAACAGTTGTGCCTGCGGTAGATAGCTTGCACCTAGCAACTGCTGTCCCAGTGCTGCTTGCTGTGCTTGCTCTGCCTGAGCCTGCTGCATAGCACCTAGCATTGATCGTGTACGTGCTTCTTCTTGTGCAGTCGCCATGGCTAGTTGCTCAGGAGTAGCACCACCAAACGCTGCTGATCTAGTACCAAGTCTGCCCTGTGCAGCTAGACGCTCTTCTAACGCAAGACGTTGACGCTCTTCTTCAGGACGCTGTGCTGCTCGCATACGCTCAAAGATTTCTTGTTCACGAGTCATTGTAGGCATCTGAGCTTGTCCAAAGAACTGACCCGCACCGCCAAACAACTGTTGCTGTAGTGCTTGTTCTTGAGGAGATAGACCCATTGTTGTCTCAACAGCGCCTGTTGGTGTAACACGAGTGCCAAGCTGTCCACCTGTAGCAGTCGTTACAGTGAATGGTCTGAACTGTGACTCAGCCTGACCACGCTCTGCAAGAGCTAAAGCTTCACGTTGAGCTTCACGACCAACATCACTAAGTCGCTCATAAGCTTCGCCTGTCAACAACGTACCTGCAATGGCAGGAATAGCTGGTGTAACAGCAGAGCCTATTTGTTGCAAACCTCCAAAGATGTCACTAAAAAACCCACCACCAGTGTTTAGAGCATTAGTAGCTGCCATAATAGGATTAGAACCACCTATTCCGGCACTTAATATACCCATCATTTCTGGAGGCAATCCAATATCCAGATCTTCATTCATAGCAGTTTACCTATCAAAGCCATTACGTTAATCTCCTGTAGTGACAGTGGTGAGCCATCTATCTCTGACTCTAATCCTACCTGTACACTTGTTCCATATCCGGTGGTATTAAGACTACGTTGGTTTGTTAGCTGACCACCTGTAAATTCTACTGTTGTATACTCACTTTCACCGTAATACCCAGTAATCTGAGTACCTACTGTAAACTCTGTTGTTGCGTATGTTGTATCAAAGTCATAAGCCCATTTCATAAATACAACTGAGTTGTTTGCACCAACCAGTGTAGGCTTTAGCTTCTTCAAAATCTTAATACGTGCGCTGTCACCAAACGTAAGACTTGGACTGTAGTACTTAAATCTGTAACCACTACCGTTATCGCTGTAGCCAGTGTACGTGCTGATACCGTTAACAGTACCAACATATAACGTACCGTCATCTAAGCGTGTGTACGCTGTAAACTTAGTAGACGGCCATCGAGTAACACGGTATGATCCATTCTCTAACGTACCTCGCACGTCAAAGCAGTACGTTACATCCTGACCTGTAAAGGTTAGCAGGTAGAAACCTTCTTCAGGACTGTAGACAGATCTAAAGAACTCAGTCTCGTTTTGTAGTGCAGCAATAATGTCCTTGGTAATGTTGCCTGACAAACTACTAAGCGGTAGAGACTTTTCTTGTATTGTCCGACCAAAGCTTTTGAGTCCAGTATGTGATAAGAACAACACGTCTGTACCCGTGTACTGTACAGTGTCTCTATCAACACAACCAACGCCCGCTACAGTATCTGCAAGAGACATCGAAGCTGGCGCTTCTGCTCCTTGGTACGCAACGATACTGTGCTTACCAAAGATAATTAACAATCCATTGTGTGCTGCTAACGCTACAATCTCGTCATAGCCATCAGGCCAGACTTTTGAGATGTCAATACTACCACTTGTACCGCCTGACCAGTCGTGACCAATTAACAAATCAGACCAGTAAACGGTAGATTTATCTCCAGTAACGTCTGCTGTCCAGAGCCTTCCATAAGCCGCTAGGACTTCGTTACCGTACATGGCAGACGTGACACCAGCTGCACCTGAAACGCTGCTGAGCGTGATTACAGAGCCTCCTGCGTTGTCATATACAAGAGGTTGAAACCCACGTTGAAAAAAGTAGATTTTGTCGTTAAAGTCTACAAGCTTCCAGTTGTCTGCAGTGATGGTATAACTACCGGGAGTCTCGTCAACCAGTGTAGTCGTACCGCTTATAATTTTATTGTTACCTACAGAAAAGATCTTGGTGTTACCAGCGTTGTCCTTGAACTCTTTGATAGCTCGTAACGAGTCAGTACCAAGAACAGTTTTATTTGTAGTAACAACAGTGTGACCTTTACGTGCAGCAATACGTCCTCGCTTGTCAATCACAGCATTGTCTGCAATCTCAGCAAAGGACGGGTCTTGTGCCAGCGGCGAGTCTTCAGTGTTAACACCTTTGAACGCCGGGGCAACAAGGTTAATGCTACGTAGTTCTTGAGCCATATCAAATAGTCCTAAATACCATCTCTTCAGGATGCTTTGCTGCGTCAATAGCAATAGCGTCAGACAAGTACTGGTTAGCAATAGTGAAGTACTCAGCAGTAGATGTACCGCCTGTCTCACCACGTTCACGTGCCAGCAACGCTACAGCAAGGTGTATTACTGGCTGTGCAGGAACAAGTAACACATCGTCATTAGCACTAAGATCTGCTTGACGTTTAACAGTATCTACACGGATGCTGTACACGCCGTCTGGTGTTGGACCTACAAGGATCTGTGTGTCACCGCTAGCGTCTAGACCGTTGTAGGTAAAGTACCGTGGTGCGCCCTCTGCTGCGCTGCTGATGTACAACTGTTCGTTAAACCAATCCTTAGTCTGATACTCCATAAAGCAGTTTTCAGTATCGTTAAGCATTGACATAACTTTGATGTTGTCACCACCGCCTGTCAGCGAGTATGTGTTATCTGACGCAGTAGTAGATATTGCTATAGTTTCACGTAACGCAGACCAATCAGCAGCCTGACCGACCAGTGTCTTAGCGTCATTGATAAAGTCACCTACCATTTTAACGTAGGTAGTGCTGGTTACTGACGTGGTTTCTTCTTCGCGTAACCGACGCAGTACACTGTTCATAAGGTTAAGGTATGTCATACGAGCATTCCTGTCTGTCTACCGATAAATTTATTAAGTTCACTTGTTGCGTCTTTTTCTTGTATAGGACTTAGCGATAACGGTGTTAGTGGTTGGAACGGACTAAGACCTTTAAGGAACGGATCAAACTCTACAGGCTGTCGTGGCATTGCAGCGGCAATCTCCTGCGCTGTAGGTTGAGCGCCTGCAAGACCTAACAAGCCTATGCCTAATGCTTGACCAAGACCTGTAACACCTTCACCAATACCTGCTATTTGTTCGCCAAGACCTGTTATTTGAACACCAACACGCTCTTCTGTTTGTTGTGCTGTTTCTTCGATTAACTCACGCATAGCAGCTTCTTGAGTTAACATTCCTTCTTGAAGAGCTTCTAAATTAACACCAACACGTAAGCTTAACTCTTCAATACTAAGACCAAGTTCGTCATAACGTTGACGACTTTCTGCGTCCATATCTTCAATGCGACCATTAGCACGTATAACATCTTCAGCAACACGAGCAACGTCTGAAGTAAGTGTACCTAGTTGACCGCCAAGAACAGCACGTTCTTCTGCTGCCATTTCAAGTTGTTCACCTGTTTGTGCTTCATACTCATTAATACGTTCTGTTAAACGCTCGCTCATGCCTTCTATTTGAGCAGCCGTCTCACCACGAATACCTGTAATTTCTTCAGTTATTTGATCGCTTAGTCCTTGACTACTAGCAATAGCAGCAGCTTCAACGTTTGATATACCTTCTAAAAACTCTACTCTAAGACCTGTTAACTGTGCTAACTGTTCAATAGCATTAGCATCCATGCGTTCTTCAAGACCAGTAATTCTTTCGCCTGTTTGCTGCTCAAACTCTTCCGCTTGTTGCTGTAACCTTTCAATGTCACTAGATAACTCATCAGTTACTGTGTCAAAAGTAATGTCACGTTCTTCTAAATAGTCTTCTAACTGGCCTTGATACTGGCTAAGTCTTTCAATTACTTCTGCATCACCTTCTGTAATTTCGGCTAACAATTCTGATTGTGCTGTAGTAAGCTCTACTGTTTGACCTTCAGCCATAGCTTGAATAGCAGCAAATAAACCTTCAGCGGTTGTTTCAAGTTCTTCTGACGTTACAAGATCTGCTTGTTCTATTTGTTCTGCTACTTGTTCAGGCGTAGTACCCGGTTGAATGTTACTTACTACCTCTTCAAGTGCAGTAACTTCTTGACGAACACTGCTTATATCGTCAGTAATTTCAAGATTTTCAAGCTGCTCAGAAACAATCTCTCTAATTTCTGGTGGAAGACTATTAAGTCTTTCTTCTAAAGATTGAATGTCGCTGCTTAACTCAGACCTAATAGCTTCTTGTCCGGCTCTAATTTCTTGTCTTTCTGTTTCTGCTGTTTCTAAATCAACCCTTACAGAATCTACAGCAGAGTTTACAAGAACGTCTACTTGATCTTCTGATAGTGTTTCTGCTTGCGGTGCGTTTGCAACAATCTCTTCAACAATAGTTCTAAGTTCTTCTTGGCTAATGTTTGGAGGAAGGTTAGCTAAAGCATTTGCAAGAAACTCTTGAGTCTGACTAATTATTCTTTGCTCTGACGCTGTTATGTCAGCACGTATAGGCTCAAGGTATTCACCTAGTATATCTTCAGTAATTGTTCCTTCTTCAAAACCTGTTACTTCTTGAGTTGTATCAGCAAGTATGTCTTCTTCGCGTGGTACTTCTTCAGGTTCTTCTACTTGCTCCACTTGTTCTGCGTCGCCTGCAAAAATATCTCTAACGCCGTCAACTACAGGAATTGTAGATACACCTTCGCCAGTGCCATTACCAGCACCAGCACCAGTACCAATACCAGTACCTGCTTCTTCAAAAGCATTGTTTATAGCTTCTGCAGTTTCAAACCCGGCATCATAAAGCCAATCAGGAGCAACATCTAAAACAGTAGACAACTGCTCTGCAATGGTTTGACCTTCCTGAATAACGCCGCCTAATTCTGTTGCATAGGTATACCACTCATTAGCCGATACACCTGTTGACGAAATAACCTCTCCAGCGCTGTTTCTTACTACTTCTCCAACAACATTTCCATCGGCATCTAATAACTGATCTGTTGTTGTGCCGCCTACGGCTTCTTGAAGACTGTCATAGATGCCTGATTCTTCAATAGCATCTAGTGCCGCTCCAGTAAGAACAGATGTTGCTCCGGCCTGTAGTGCATCTCTAATATCTATTTCGCCCGTAGTTATTAACTGGGTTGCAACATTAATAATTGAAGACGCGGCGGCATTTGCACCAACAGCGCCAAGCGTTGATGAAAGCGCAGATGATAATGCTGGTGTTCCTAAAAGAGTAAGTGCAACAGAAAATCCTAATCTAGCAATATCGCCTAAACCAAGACTGTCATCAATGTTGTTTACTTTTTTAGTGACAAAGCCAGAGCCGTTCCACACGCTTTGCCAGAGATCACCATCTTCTCCCCTAAAAACGCTAGTAGTGTTTGCTTGTGTAAGACCAAATTGTTCATTTAATGCTTGAACTTCAGGAGAATAAGCAAAGCCGCTATATCCTCCTAAAGTGCCTTCTTGCTGAAACATTGCCTGAAGTGAATTAGGATCTAAAGACTCAGGAGGAGGAGACAGCGTTCCTTCAAACATAGGATTGTCGGTGTCAATAATAGCACCGCCAGCTGTCATTGCCGCTTGATCTATGCCGCCTAAAGGAGGAACCGAAGGATTAAGGATGTACGAAATTACACTTGCTGAAGCGGCTTCAGCGGCTTGAGCGCCTGCATATATATCTAAGATTGCTTCGTCTGAAACATCTGCAAGCTCTGGGTTATTTGCTCTATATTGAGCAATTATTTCTTCATCTGTAGGCGGCTCCGCAGGCTCTGGTCGAACCCACCATTCACCATATTCTTCAATATGATTTTCAAGAAGCTGACTATATTGAGAAGAATAAGACTCAAATCTATCAAACGAACCAAAAAGATTTTGTAATTGAGGCTGAGAATTGTAGTAATCTCGAAGACCCTCTATGCCTACTTGAATAACCGGGACTGAGCTGTAATCAACAAAACTACCGCCAACTGTTGTACTTGTGGCTTGTGTATATCCGCCGTTTTCAAGGCCATGTTGATTAGCTATGCTTCCAGTATATCTAGGATCAGTTATGTAGTATTGAGCAGTAGTTGTTTCTGTGGGCGTTTCAGATTCAAGCTCTGGTGCAGGCTCTGGTGCTGGTGCAGGCTCTACTTCATTAGTAGCAGTAGTAGTAGGCTCTTCTTTGACAATAACATCACCTGTTGGACTAGACGTTATAGTATCGTCAGGCATAGTAAGCATACCGCCATCAGTTCTAACTGGCTCAGACGTAATAGTGCTGTTTGTTAATCCCGCGTAATCTATTGCGTCATAAAGAGAAGCAAACTCTCGCGTTCCAACGTAATATGCCATTTACTTTTCCCTCGATACGCCCTTGGTTTTTTCGTAAGAGCGCATAGCGCCAAGACCAAGCATACCCATTAGTACAGGCATCATAGTCTCTAGGTCAATCAGTGGTATAGTGACTTCAATAGCCAACAGAGCTAGTACAAAGTTGGTAAAGGGAATGACCATAAAGTTACCAGTCATACCCAAGACACAACACCAGCCAACAGCAGGACGCCAACCAGAAACAAACAAGGACTTGTGTGCTGCTTCTACTTTGTTAACCTCTAGCTGTGCTTTAGCAAGCTCCTGAGCGTGTCTCTGAGCCATTGTAGCGACTTCATGGGCCAGCTTAGCCTTCTGGTCCTTGTCCTGTATAAACTTGTCTAGAAGCCCTGTAACAGGCCCTATGAGTGCTTCAATCATCGTATGTACTCAGCAAAGACAATGGCACCAAGAATAAAAGGGTACAACGCAAAGACAGCCTGACGATTAACAGCAATGTCCTTACCTGCTGCATCAAGCTGACGTTGGATCATGTCGTACCGCACTAGACACTCTTTTTCGTGTCCCTCAAGTCTCGCAATAAGTTCTTCTGTTTTTGTCATTTAAAACCACCTGCAATGAATATCACTAGAACTGCTAAGACGCCTAAGCTAACAAACGCTAACAATGTGCCTAGTATTTGTTCCTTCATTTCCTGCTGTCGGTAAACAGCGTCCTGCCTTTGTTTTATTACCTGCTTCCTAATGTCTCTCAACTCTTTCAAACCTTGGTTACCATAAGCCATGCCTATGATACTGTGTAGTTCTTTTCGTTGAGCCTCTATCTTCTTCTTTCTTGCAAAAGCCTCTAGTGCTTCAGCTTCGGCAGACTTAGCAAACACCAGCTTCTTAAAAGGATTTGGGTTGCTCTTCTTCGACTCATCAAACAGTACGTCACTAGCTGCACCGTACCATTTAGCTACTTGTCCTAGTGTGTCCTCTGCAGAACGTCCAGCTTCAACAAATGCCTTAGTCATTGCAAATGCTTTAGATGCTGCGGCTATAGCTGTTACTGGATCAATCATCGTTATACCTTATGTACTTAGGACAACTATATATGCCTTGGACATACCATCGGTAGCGTTTGTCTGACTCTGAGTCTACCTCCTTATATTCGCAGACGGTGTGGTACACAACCCGTTTACCTACGTATGCTGAAGTACCGCCTTCTAGTACTAAATAGAGTACTAAAGTTTTTACCAAGGCATACCGTCAGCAGACACAGGATTCTTTTGTCCTTCGATGTTAGCCGTCAGTGCCGCTTCAGTAGCGTCTTGGTCAACTTCTGCGTGTACCCAGCCCATAACAACTTCTTCTGTCAGGTCAGCGTAAGCAACAAAGTCATCAGCAGAAGCGTCAGGTGTAAAGCCACACGTGCCGTATGCAGAGGCAGTGTAAGTCACAGCGTCGTCACCAGTACCTACAGTTTCTTCTGCGGTTACTCTCCAATGGACGACGAAAACGCCGCCTGTATCTAAATATCTTTCAGTATTGGCAATAGACCAATTAAATGTAGCGGCCATTAGTTAGCTCCTTAATGTCCAAGGAAGTGCAGATTCGTGAATCATAATACTGCCTTGCGATTGGTAAATAGGTAAGTTTTCTTCCAAGCTGTTCCACTTTGCAGAGTTATATTTCTGCGTTGTTACTCTCAAATTCCACGGCACGTTTAAGCCACAAACGTTTTTGCCTTTGATTGGCACAATGTGGTCAACAGCAGTAGCAACATCGTATTGCCTTTTAATGTCTTGAGACTGCTTGTATATGCTGACCATCCAGTCTTTATCACTATCACCTAACCAAGCTGGTGTTGCTTGCTTAATCCTTTGCTGTCGTTGTGACTCCAGATAAGTATGGTAGGCACGGTTTTTCTTTTTGCTTTTTGTATTGGCTAACTTGGTTGCGTCTGGATTGCTTGCACGATACTCAGCCGCCTTTTGTCGGCGCTTTTCAGCATGCTTTGAGTAGCTTTTGATTGATGCCTCTTTTAATTTCTCTGGGTTATTTTTAGCCCAGCGTTGATGTTTATCTGCCTCACAGACAACACAGCACCCGTTGCTAGTTCGCCTTTCTGCAACATGCCCTGACTTGCAAGCACGGCCAGTAAAGTACTTTTTTGCACCTCTACTGATTGCGTCTGCACGTTCTTGTGGGCTAAAAGCCATTGTTATGCTCCAAATACTGCGTTGCAGATAGCCTGCACGTTAGATGGTTCAGATGACCAGTCGTCACCTGACTGAATTACATGACGGTGATACGACTGTGAAATCACAGCACCGTCTTCAAGTACCTTGGTAGCAGTCCGTACTTGAACAGAGGTTACGTCGTTGCCGTCCTCGTCTTGTCCTGTGACTACTTCTATTTTGTCTGCTGTTACGCTTTTGGTTAATGCCATTGTTTTCTCCTTTAGTCCGTCTCAAGAGTCCACTTGAGATAATTAGGCGGCGAAGTAAAATCCACTGATAACTATAATTCCAGTGCCTGATGTAATTTGATTAACAGTTATAAAATCTTCTCCACCCGTATTAAACGCTTCGCAAATTTTTATATAAGAAGTGTTAGTCCATAGCTGAGGAGACAAGTGTGCACTTGAATCAAAACCTACGTTTTCACTTTTATAATTAAATTGAGGATAATCGTTGTCATTTTTGTTTACAAAAGGAAGATTTCTAATGATTAAATCATTAACTCCTGTCATTCCTGTTGTTGTAATTCCATTAGCAAGAATGTAAATATGAACAACATCACCTACTTTAGTATAACGTCCTTTTAAAGTAGTAACAGAAGCGGTATTTCCTGCAGAAATGGCGTCTGCAAACTCTGGAGTAAACGTCCCTTCTTCATAGTCATCCAGCTTGTTGGCTGTACCTGTGCCGCCTAGGTAGACACCGCCTGACAGGTAGAGGTCTTTCCAGCGTATAGAATCCCTGCCCAAATCAGCAGAGGCATCTGCACCTGAGCCGCTAGTGTCAACAGGTAATAGCTCTCCGTTGTTTGCATCATCAACACGGATACCAAAGTTTGAGCCGTTTGCTAAATAAACAACATCAAAATCAGTACCAATACTACCGACTGCGGAGCCGTCTTTACTGAAACGCACAATAGGGCCGTCATCAGTGTTCTTATTAACATACAAAGTAGCGTTTGCAGACCCGCCTGCTCGACTAAATGCGGCTAGACCTCCAGACAAAATAGCAGTACCTAGAGTTGTGTTACCAATGCCGGGCGTAGTGGTAGACGATTGACCAACCAGCAAGTTGCCACTAGAGTCGATACGCATGCGTTCTG